GTTCGTATTACTTCTTCAGGAGAAGGACAAGGACCTTGTGCCGATGCTTGGGAGATTTTTCCTGCTAATATATCGCTTATTTTTCCTATCAAAAAAGGAGCTAATAAAGTTAAAAGAAAAGGAATTAATCTTTCTTTTAATATTTTTATAAATTTTTTAAGTAATAATTTTAATGAACCTTTTTTAGGTTTTAATGCCTGAATTAAGGCAATTGTTTTTCTTTTTAATCTTCCAATTTCAGCTTTTGCTTCTGCTGTTAAACCTTGAGTAGATTTTAATTGGGTGGTTCTTAAATCAGATTTAACTGTTTGATCTAAGGCATAAGGGGTTAGTTTTTTTGGGATATATCCTTTAGCTGTTACTAAAATGGGGGGTCTTAAAGTTGCTTTTTCAGTATCTCGATCAACGGGATATATAGCTTTAATTTGAAATTTTCCTTGTTTGTTAGTTTTAGTAGTAAACTGAGTACCAGGAAGTGGTAATATTACACTTGCATTAGGTATAGGTATATTTTGATAAAAATCTATTACAGTACCCTTAATTATAAATTCCTTTTTAATAGTATTAGGTACTTCAAAATATTGAGTATCTTCAATAGTAAGATCTCCGGGGGAGAGTTTTAAATCTATTACTAATTGATTTAGAGCGTCATCTATAAGTTGATCATTAGGTACACTAAATTTTGCTTCAGATATTCTATTAGGTGGAGCATCATCTATTAATATAACAGTTTCTGTTTTTAATGAACCATCATTTAGGGATAATATATTAATATATGCAGTATCATTAACTCCATTTTTTATTAAAGAAGTAGATGCTAAATAAGATTGTGAACCAACACCACCTACATTATTTGGGTTTTTATCAGATATAATCATTATTTTAACCTTATAGTATTAGACAATAGTGGTGATGTAATTTTGTTATCATTAGGTAATAAATCCAAAATATTTTTACAGGTTTCATCTAATGCTTGACCCGCAGCATCTATACCTGATGACTCAATATTAGTAGATTCACTATCATATCCTTCTAACCCAGAGCAAGCAAATGCTAAGACTTGGATTTGTTCAACTAGTATTTTAAATTGATTTATAAATGCCCCTCCTAATAAAGCAGGATCATTTGCTGTTGGACCACCTAATTTAATACTATCTGCTGATATATTTATATTCTCAGATGTAATTCCTATCTGTTTATTTGAAGATAATGATATAGAATCTTGAGCACTTGCTATTATACTATCAGTTGAAGCATTAAATATTAAACGTCCAGAATTTAAAATTATTTGTGGGTTAAAATATTCCCTAGGTAAAAGAGGTTCAGGTGATAAGGCCGAAAAATTTTCATTTGCTGCTCTAAGTGGAACTTGTTGGTAAGAAGTCATATAAATAGATGATAGATCTGTACTTATATTTTCTATTAAAGGTAACCAACCAGCATTAGATGAATCTTTAGGCTGACCATTTCTTATAATAGTAATAGGGTCACCATTTTGCCCAACAAATGACCAATTATTTTGATAGTCTGGGGAGTTTGATGAACCAGATATTGAAGTTGGAGGGACTGTACTTCCAAATCTAATAGAATTACCCCATCTTCCTTCATATATGTTATCTCCAGCAAAGGGTAATAAAGGATGTATATTTGTTTTTTCTATAAAAGATCCTTTACCCGTTAATGGACTATTTAAATTTATATCTGTAGAAAAGTCTGTTACTCTTCTTACTATACCATTTTCTATTTGTTTGTAATCAATATCTTGACTTGCATCATCCCCGGGATTAATTAAATTGGGGTAAGCATTATGGTGAGGATGATTCCATACACCAATAGAATTTAAATAGTAATATTGTAGTATATTAGTTGAATTGTTAACTTTACTAATATTTTTACCTGGGAGGTTAAATAATACTACTATTTCGTTTATTAATGGGTAATTTTTTAAATAAGGTAATAAGGGGGTTGCAGTTGGATTTGAAGTTGTATTGGATTTTGAAACTAAATTATTCATAGGTTCAAAAAATATAGTACCTAAACCATTCCAACCTCCATATTCATTAAATAAGGGATGGGTATTACTAATAATTATATCTGTTACTCTTGCAGTTATAAATTGTGCATTTAAGGTATCTAATTGCCCAAAAATATCTTCTTGGTTTTGTATTTTAGAATTAAAATTCTGATTTAAACCACCAAACCCTGCTTTATTCATTTCCCGCTTTTTTATCTTCGAAATTAGTATTTAATTTATCTAATTCTTCCATTAACTGTTGTTTTTCATCTTCCGTTATACCCATGGTGTCTTCACTAGAACTATTATTAAGCGCACGCTGCACAATGGTAGCCATTTTAATTAATTGTTCATCGTTACGTACGCCAATATCCATATATTCTTTTATAAGTGGTACAATTAAAGTTGCATCACCTATATCAGATATTAAGGGTTTTAATTCAGAAATTAAACCCGATATCTGTTTAGATTTTTTATTTTGGTTATTGTATATCTCTTCAAGTATATCTGAGAATGATTTGTTCTTAAATATTAAGCTGTCTAATCCCATAATGTTATTTTATTATAAATATGGATATAGAAGAGGATTAGAATCTAGCGTAACCATTTTCTAAATAGAATATATATTGTGATTTAAATATTTCATGAAGTTTATCAGCTATTTTAGTTATTTTAGGGGTTTTTACATCTACCATCTCTCTTATGTAAATATAAAGTGCCTTTTTATTAAATACCTCTATAGTTTCTCTTTTTCTAAACAATTCAAGTATAGCATCTGCTATCTGTGCATCATTTTTCTTTGGAAAAAGTTCTAATATATTTTCACTGGTATAATCAACAAATAAATCAACGTATTTATCTAAATCACTTTTAACTTTTTCATCTCCCTGAGAATAAGTATAAGTTGAATTTTCTCCTGTTAATACATCTACATCAACTTTTTTAACCTTTTTAGTGTAATTTTTAGTGTTGTACAAAATTAACCACCTTTTAACTATAGTGCCAAAATAAGAATATGCTTTTGCCCCTCTAGTAGGATCAAACAGATGCATTTTAGTTAAAAGAAAAGTAATAATCTCATGTTGGAGGTGCTCTAAATTTTCTACCTCCGTATGGTAGAATTTAAAAGTGTGAATTATATTTTGGGTAAGTTTAAAGAAGGGATAATGTATATGGGTTTCATATATTTTACTTCTTATTTCAGAATCACCTTCTTTATTATATTTTACAATATAGTCTTCTGTTTCTTGAGTAAAATAGTTTTTACTCTTAGGTCTTCTTTTTTTTGGTATAGCCATTTAGTTGATTCGGAATCTTTCTATTCCTTCTTGTAAGTTCTTAATTTGTGTAAAAAACCAACCAATTTCATCATCACTTTCAAATGTACCTTTGGCATCGATCTCTTTTAAACGATCACCTGTAAATTTAATTTGCTTATTGAATTCTGTTAAATACTCATTATACTGGGTTACAATGTCTTCTGCTCTCTCATTCTTACGGAGAAGGTTAAAAGTCGTATATCCTAAGATAACGACTAATAAACTTAATATTATTATTATTGCTTCTATCATTATAAATTGTCTAGCATACTCTTTAACCCTGGACTTGATATTGAGCTAAGTGCCTTGGTTTGGGTATTAGGTTTTTTATTTGACGCCAATGTATAATTTTTCTTTGGCGCTGCCACGTTATTCTTAGAAAACTTTGGTAACCATTCAATCTCGAATTCAATACGTGCCGCCATCATATCAGCTTGGTGCAAAATAAATGGAAGTGATGTGCGGGGTTTTTGTTCTGGCATGAATGCTTTTAAATATTTCTCATTTGCTGAGTCATATAAACCATCATGTGTCTGGATTGCAACCATCTCGTTAAAAGTATATTTAATATCATGTTGCTGAAGTAAAAATAACCCACGATCTGGGACGGCTGCGAATGGTAATGCCTTATTAAACATATAATCTTCACCTAATTTATCACGTCTCCAATTGTCTGTTTGAGGTACATATGCTTCTTCAGTATCAGAACCCATTTTACCTAGGTCATGATTAATCGCCGAAAATACCAATTCTTCCTGGGTAAATGTCGTCATATCACAACCAAACCCTTCCCATACAGCGGACATGGATAAAGCTGCTTTTACAACTCTATTAACGTGATCTACATACCCACCTGGGAATGCTGAATGGTATTCTTTTTTATGAGCGGCGGGCATTAATATAATACGGTCCTCATATTTACTATAAAAATCAAGTAAACGTTGTTTACGATCTCCAGTAATATATGTTTCAATGTTAGTGTTAAATTCGATCCAATTTGATTGGATTTTCTCTGCGGATAATTTCATAACTTTTATTTTTTTAATTTAATTTATCTACTAATAGCGGATTTTATATTTTCAATAATTTCTCTACTTTCATTAATGGTTTTTTTATAAACCTCTAATGGTTCTTGTCTACTAACGATAAATTCTAAATGTGAAAATTTGGATTCCAATTTTTCTAATAATCCAACTACATAATCTTGATTTTGCATACTTTATTTGTTATTTGTTATATGGGTAACGTTACCCCTTTTTTGCCTTTATTTCCAACCCCTTCTCATTCCCTATTTCTTTAAAACCTGTAATACAAATGTACGAGGAGTTTTTTTAATATCCTAGTTATTTTTAAATTTCTTTAACTAGTTCTTTTATTTTATGCATATGTGCACACTTTTCGTATTCCTCATAATTTTCAAAGAAATTAATTGCACCATCTAATGTTTTATAAAATACTTTTGGATCAAAATTTATAATGGCATTAATATGATCACTATTATCTATATCAATATTTTTAATATAACTCCAAGACCTATGATATATAGTAAATTCAGATGCCTCTTTAGTTGATTCCACGTTATAATCAGGTTGTTCTTTTTTAAGAAATTTTTCTAATTTTTTATGAAATACCTCATGGTTTTGAATTAATTTAACAAACATACCTATCTTAGCATAAGGACCGTTCATGAAATTTTTAATTTCCTCCTTAGTTTTATCATCAGTAATTTCTTTACCTTCTACAAATAGTTGGAATATTTTATCTTTATCTATCATATAATCATAAATATATTATATACTTAAATCAGCAATTTCTTGCTCAATATCTTTTTGGATATTTTTTAAAATATTAAATTCATTAACAACATCTTTTTTCTTTGGATTATCAGGGTGATAACACCATAATTCATCCATTACTGTA